AGGCGGAGAAGCATTAGGAAACACAGATGACAATGATACTTTTGAAGGTTTCAATGTTGGTCTTGATAGTTCTAATACCCTCCTTCAAAAATTAGATACAGGTTCAGGTTCTACTATTTTTAGTGATTTTACAAGTGGTAGTATTGCTCAGTTAGCCATTGATTTAGATAATGATAAAGTATGGATAGGTAGAAATGGAACTTGGTATAATAATAACAATGCCTCTACAACTTTAAGTCCAAGTAATCATGATATTGCACTACCGTCTGTTGATTTGGGTTGGGTCTTTGGTTTTGGTATTCCAAGAAATGGATCAAACAATATAACATTTGAATATAATTGGGGTAATCCATCGTTTGCAATATCAAGTGGCAATTCAGATGCTGATGGTCACGGTAACTTTGAGTATGCGGTACCAAGTGGTTTCTTTGCAGTAAACAGTAAAAATTTAGCGGAGTACGGATAATGGCTTATACAACAATAGATGATCCATCAGTATATTTTCAAATAGGTCTTTACACAGGTAATGGAAATAATAACAAAAATATTAATTTAGGATCTGCTAATTTTACAGGAGAATATGTTGGTCAAGATATACAACCAGATTTGGTGTGGATAAAAAATACAGATACTAATGGAAAAGATCATGGATTATGGGATAGTTCAAGAGGTACATTAAAGCAAATAAATACAAACAATACTCAAGCAGAAAATAATACCGCAAATTCTTTAACATCTTTTAATAGTAATGGTTTTACTTTAGGTTCTGATGGTGGTCCTAATGCTGCAGATGACGCCCATGTTGCATGGGTTTGGAAAGCGAATGCTGGATCAAAAACAAGTGTATCAGCAACAGGAACAGCTCACGAAAGCACAATGGCGGGAACACATCAAGCCAACACAACTGCTGGATTTTCTATTGTTGAGTTTTCTACTGCCTCTGAGAGTGCTGGAGATAAATTAGTTACACATGGAATAGGTAAAATACCAGAAATGATTATAACTAAAGAACTAGATGGAACTAATGATTGGTTTATTCACCATAAACAAGCAAACACTAATGATAGTAAATTTTTAAAATTTTCAACTGGTGCGGTAGGATCTACTGCTTCAAGAAATAGTTTTGACACATCAAATATTACTACAACACAATTTGCAGTAGACCGTGATAATGTCGTTAATGATAATAAAGACTATATTGCTTATTGTTTTGCACCTATAAAAGGATATAGTAGGTTTGGCATATATAGGGGGAACGGTTCCGCTGATGGAACATTTGTCTTTACTGGCTTCAAACCATCTTTTCTTATGTTTAAAGCATTATCAGGAACTGAAGGTTGGGGAATATTTGATAACAAGAGAAACACACAATCTCCAGTAGGAAATCCAAGAGATATTTATTTACAACCAAATAATAATAATGCTAATTCTTCGGAATCAGATTCAGTGGATTTTTTAAGTAATGGATTTAAATGGCGTATAGATTCTGGTTTTAGAAATGGTGACGGTGTAGATTTTATATATATGGCATTTGCAGAAAACCCATTTACATCCTCAGAGGGAGTTCCTGCAACAGCAGGATAATAAGTATAAATAGTATGAACAGGAGATATAAATAATAGTATGGCATATTTAGGTAGAGAACCAGAGTTTGGGGCATTTGAGAGACAGACAATAACTGCTGATGGTTCAACAACAACATTTACATTAAACTATACAGTAGGTTCAAGTTCATCTATTTTAGTTAATGTTGCAGGTGTTGTTCAAGACCCAACAGGTGCTTATGCGATATCTGGTGGAGGTACATCAATAGTATTTTCTGCTGCACCAGCAAGTGGTGATACAGTATTCATTATATTCTTAGGTATTGCTTTAGATAGTTCAGGTTTATTATCTACAAGTTCAATCACATCTCAAACAGATTTAGGTGGCGCACCAGCAACTGGTGACAGTATTTTAATACACGACACAAGTGCTTCGGCATTAAAAGAAATGACTGTTGCAAATTTATTTACAAGTCCAACAATTACAACACCAGTTATTGCTGAGATAGACGCAACTGGTGATTTTACTTTAGACGTTGAAGGTGATATTAGTTTAGACGCTAATGGTGCTGACTTAATATTTAAAGATGACGGTACGGCTATTGGTCGATTAAAAAATTCTTCTAGTAATTTAGTAGTAGCAGCAAATGTGCAAGATAAAGACCTTATATTTGAAGGTAATGATGGCGGTGTTATAATCACACCATTAACTTTAGATATGTCAAATTCAGGTGCAGCTATATTTTCTGCTGCTGCCTATAATGCAGAATCAACTTTAACAGACGCTTCAACAATATCTTGGAATGCAATCACACAACCTGTTGCAAAAGTAACACTAGCAGGTAGTAGAACATTAAGTGCTGCTTCAGGAGGCGTTGCAGGTGCATTTATTAGTTTATTAATTATACAAGACGGAACAGGTAGTAGAACAGTATCGTTCAATGCGGCATACGAATTTAAAGATGACACCGCACCAACATTAACGACAACAGCCGCAAAAGGTGATCTATTTGTGTTTAGATATAATGGGGCAAAATGGTTAGAAGTTGGTCGTAATCAGAATTTAACTTTATCATAGGAGACATAATGTTTGCAGTAGTAGAATCAGGATCAATAACATCAATGCCAAAAGGCAACAAAGGTATTCAGATAGGTGATATAAAACATCCTGCTAGTATATTTACAATATGGACAGAAGCAGAAAGAAATGCTATAGGCGTTTATACAGTAGAAATAGACTACACCAATAAAAAAGATGAAGAATGGTATATCAATACTAATATTTCATATGCATTTTCTGGTGGTAAAGTAACAGGAACATACGGCACAGCAACAGCAAAAGCAATTGCAGACGCTAACGCAAAAGATGAGAATGGTGATGATCTAGATCCTGTTGTAGTTATCAAAGGTTTAAAAACAATTAAAAAAGAAATGATTGATAGTCAATGTGCAGGAATACTTGCACCTAGTGATTGGATGGTTGTAAAAGCAACAGAAACAGGAACAACAATGGATTCTGGTTGGAAAACTTGGCGTGCTTCTGTAAGAACAAAATGTAATTCAATGCAAACACAAATAGATAACGCAGCAAATACAGCAGCATTACACGCATTATTCACATACACAACGACAGACGGAGTGACATCAAGACCATTAGGTGAGTTTCCAATAAAGGAGTAATATAATATGCCAACAATTCTTGGTGCGAATACTGAATCAGCCGCTTACGAGATAAGTAATTCACTTAGACTTAATGATGATGATGGTAGCTATTTTTACAAAACTATAGGTAATGCTAATACAGGTGAAGATAATGCTACTTTATCTTTTTGGTTTAAATTAGGAAATATTAAAACTGCTAACAATGGTGGTACTATTATGACTAATGGTGGTGCAGGCGGTAATCACATTATTCAATTATACGCACAAAAAATTTACATAGGCTCTGCAACTTTTAGTGTAATGTTTCCTAATTTAATTAGAGACCCTAGTGCATGGTATCATTTATTTATTGCTTTTGATTCAAGTCAAGGGACAAGCACCAATAGAGTTAAAGCATATTTAAATGGTGTTTTATTAACAGACGCAACAGGATTTACAACATATCCAGACCAAAATGAAAATTTAGAATTAGTAGGAAATGGAAATTTAATAAGAATAGGTAGTAGGGGTAATACAGGTGATGAAGCGTTTGATGGTTATTTAGCCGAGTTTCATTATTTAGATGGCACCACAAAAGCATATACAGATTTTGGAGAGTTTAATGATAATGGAGTTTGGATTCCAATAGAGTATACAGGTGGCTCTTATGGTAATAATGGTTTTTATTTTAAATGGGAAGATAGCGGTGCTTTAGGTACAGATTCTTCCAGTAATGCAGATAATTTTACACCTAGTGGATTTGACGCACAAAATTCTACAACAGATACGCCTACAAATAATTTTTGTACAATGTCACCTATAGATACAAACACAACAGCTAGTTTAAGTGAAGGCAATACACAATTACAACGAGGAAGTGGTTATGCGGGTTGTAATGGTACTTTTGGTGTAGCAAATGGAAAATGGTATTGGGAAATAAAAACACCAAATCCTACAGTTAGTAGTGAAAACTCTAGTTTTGGCGTTATTAAAGTGCCTCACTCAACTCAAGGACAAGCTTATTTAGGAGTAAATACAAACTCTTGGGCTATAATGATTGATAATGCGGCTTCTGATATTTTTAAGATGCACAATAACTCATTTACAAACACATCCATAGACGCATCAGCCAATGATATTTTTCAAATAGCCTTAGATATGGATAATAACAAAGTATATTTTGGTAGAAACGGAACATACTTTGATTCTGGTAATCCATCTGGTAATTCTAATGAAACATATTCTAGTGTTTCTGGTGACCCTTTTATTTTTCCAACTTTTTCTATGAATGGCAATGATACGTTACAAGCAAATTTTGGCAACGCACCTTTTTCAATATCAAGTGGTAACTCAGATGCAAATGGATATGGTAACTTTGAATACGCAGTACCTACTGGATACTATTCACTATGCACGAAGAACCTAGCGGAGTACGGATAAAATGGCTTTTACAACGATAGACGACCCATCAGTATATTTTCATACACAGTTATATACTGGTACAGGTAGTTCACATTCAGTTACAAATAATGCAAACGCAGGAAATTTTCAACCAGATTGGATTTGGATAAAAAATAGAACTGATGACGCAGGTCATCCTATGTTTGATAGTTCAAGAGGTGTAAATAAAAATTTAACTGTAAACTCTACTGATGCTGAATCAACTGTAACAACACAAGTTACAGCATTTAATTCTGATGGTTTTACTGTAACAACAAATAATGGTGCTAATGGTTCAAGTGATAATTTAGTAGCATGGCAATGGAAAGCAAATGGTGGAACAGTAGCTAATGATACTAATGGAGATATAACAACATCTGTTCAAGCAAGTCAAACAGCAGGATTTTCTATTGCAACATATACAGGTAATGGTGGTTCTGGTCAAACTTTAGGGCATGGTTTAGGTGCAGAAGCAGACCTTATAATTTTTAAAGATAGAGAATCATCATCAGCTTGGAGAACATATGTAAGATTATTAGGTGCTAGTAAATTTTTAGATTTAAACACTACTAACGCAGCAAATACTTCAAGTAATATTTTTCCAAGTGCTAGTTCTACAACAATAGGTGTTGAACAAAATAATGTAATGAATAAAAATAATAGTGATTTTGTCATGTATTCTTTTCGTTCTATACAAGGCTACAGTAAAATTGGTAGCTACACCGGGAACGGCGATGCAGATGGAACATTTGTTTATCTTGGCTTTAAACCAGCTTGGATTATGATTAAATGCACAAGTGAAGGCAGTAGAAATTGGTTAATTTATGACAATAAAAGAGAAACTTTTAATGAACAAGAATATTTTATCAGAGCACAAAGTAGTGGTGAAGAACAAAGAGATGATGGTTATTCTGAAATAGATTTATTAAGTAATGGTTTTAAATTAAGAGGTACCTCTGGAGATACTAATAAATCTAGTGCAACATTCATCTACCTAGCGTTTGCAGAAAACCCTTTTGTTTCCTCAAAAGGTGTACCCACAACAGCAAGATAAAATATAAATAGTTACAAATAATATTGGACTGACTTGTAAAAGGCAGTACATAATTTAAAAGGAGAAAACAATGGCACATTTTGCAAAACTAGGAACAAACAGTAAAGTAATTGCTGTTCATGTTCTAGACAATAACCAAATGTTGAACGCTGATAATCAAGAAGATGAATCAGTAGGTCAACAAAGATTAGCACAAATACACGGATGGCCTGCTGAATTGTGGATTCAAACATCTTACAATACTAGAGCCGGTAAACACTATGACGCTAATGGTGATTTATCTAGTGATCAATCAAAAGCATATAGAGGTAATTACGCAGGTATAGGTTATACTTGGGATGATGAAAACTTTATTTTTATGTCACCAAAACCATATGCAAGTTGGACAAAAACTGTATCAACTGCTACATGGAACGCACCTATTACATATCCAAGTGCAACAACATATACTGCCGCTGATAGTTCTACACAACCGTGGGGAATATATTGGGACGAGGCAGCATATCAAGCAAACAATTCTAAAGGTTGGGAAGCAACAAAAGTTGGTGCTTCAGACGTATTTGAGTGGAATGGTTCTGCTTGGATTGCACAGTAATAGTATGGTGTTGTTATGGAAAAAAAATTATTAAGCGAAACTTCGATAGTTACAGGTACGGTTGATACTATATCTCATATAAAACCAAAACTAATAGAAAATCATTGTTTATCTAATTTTTCTTTATCAGATAAAATTAAAGATGATCAGTTTTGGCATTTAAAAGATTATAGTGTTGTGCCGTACCATCAACACATACAATGGTTACAAGATTATATAAGAGACCATTATAGAGTAGAATATGGTGCAGTTCTTATACCTCCAGCTGAACATACACATTTAAATATTAGATCAATTGTTCAACAAACAAATGAGAGTGTAAATTATCATAATCATGTTAACCCTTGGGATTTAGAACATTCACCAGATATATCGTGTTTATATTGTGTTTCAGAAACACCAGAACCTGCTTATGTTATATTTAAGTATGATGATGGTAGAAACGCACATAATCTGTGGAAAGTAGAAATAAAGTATAATCAATTTATACTATTTAATTCTAATTTAGAACACTATATTACACAGAATAAAAATAGTGGTTTTCTAGTGAATTTATCAACACACTATCAATTGATATAAATAGTAATATGGCAATCAACAAACTACCAAGAAGTGGAATAGCAGATAGTGCTGTCACAACAGCAAAAGTAGGTGACGGATTAATCAATGCTGCTACAGAGTTTCCTGATTGTCAAATTGCAAGTACCAGACTAGCAGATTGTGCTGTCACCAACGCAAAATTATCAAACTCAGCAATAACTGTTAGAGGTTCATCTACAGCATTAGGTGCTTCTCTAACAGTTAATCCTGATGTTAACTGGCAATCAGTAGTAGTATCTGATGGTTCTACTGTTACAACAATGGTTGCATTTAGAGGATATTTTGTAAATAATTCTAGTGCGGCAGGGTTAGTAAAATTACCTAGTTCAGCAGCAATAGGAGATACTATACAAATAAAAGATTATGCTGGTAATTTTGGTACAAATAATTTAACAATTCAAAGAAACAGCCACAATATAGCAGGTAATGCTACAGACGCCGTAATAAAAACAAATAGAGCGTCAATCGTATTAGTTTATGTAGATAGTACAAAAGGTTGGGTTATTACTATTGAGAGTAATGTGAGTGATTTACAAAGTAAACTTCACACAGAAGCAACAGGTGGTACAGTAACCACATCAGGTGATTTCAAGATACATACATTTACAGGAGATGGTAATTTTGTCGTAAGTCAAGTAGGTAATGCACCAATACCTGGCGCTGGTCCAAGTAATGTTGATTATCTAGTAATCGCTGGCGGAGGCGGTGGTTATTGCTCAGTTGCAGGTGGCGGCGGAGGCGGAGGTGGTCATAGAACTACTTTTCCAAGTCCTGGTTGTAATGCAGGTGCATTTCCAATATCGGCACAAACATATCCAATCACAGTAGGTGGTGGCGGTGCCGCTTCATCTAATGGTGCAAATTCAGTTTTTAGTACAATTACATCTGCCGGTGGTGGCACTGGTGGTAATTATAACTCAGGCGGAGCTAATGGCGGATCTGGTGGAGGTGGCGGAGGAACAGACGGTAGTCCAAGTTCTGCTGGTCCAGCAGGTTCAGGTAATACACCTCCAGTTTCTCCACCTCAAGGTAATAATGGTGGTGCAACAGTAGCACAAACAAATGGACAATTAGGTGGTTCAGGTGGCGGTGGCATAGGTGGTGCAGGATCAAATTCACCTCCATCAGGTCCTACTGCAGGTGGCGGTGGTGCAGGTGGTAATGGTGGTGCAAACAGTATAACTGCTTCCTCAGTCACACGAGCAGGTGGCGGTGGAGGAGGTAATCGAAGTTATAATGGACCTAACCCTGGTCCTGGTACTGGTGGCGCTGCAGGTCCTGGTGGTGGAGGAAAAGGTGGTGGTACTGACGGTACTTCTACACCTGGTACAGACAACACCGGTGGCGGTGGTGGCGGAAAAGGATTTGGAACTTTCTCACCTAATGTCGTTGGAACAGGTGGTTCAGGCGTAGTAATTATAAGGTATAAGTATCAAAACTAGATAAATAGATATATGGCATTAACAAAAGTAACAACTTCAGGAATAACAGATGACGCTGTAAACGCAGCAAAGATTGCTGACGGAACACTTACAACGGCAGATATTGCTCCAGGTACAATCACAACAGCAAAACTTGCAGGGTCTATCACAAACGCAAAATTAGCAAACAGTTCAATAACACTTAATGGTGCAGCCGTAGCATTAGGTGGTTCAACAAGTTTAGGTTCAATCTCATGGCAATCAGTAGTGGTTGCAGATGGTTCAACAGCAACAACAGGTGTTGCAGGTAGAGGTTATTTCATAAACACTACATCAGCAACACACACACTTAATTTACCATCTAGTCCTAGTGCAGGTGACACAATTGCAATAAAAGATTATGCAGGTACTTTTGGTTCAAACGCACTTACAATAGGTCGTAATAGTAAAAAAATTCAAGGTAATACAAACGATAGTACAATAGAAACTGATCGTGCTTCAATAGTATGTGTTTTTATTGATGATACAAAAGGTTGGTTATTTACAAATGAATCAAATGTCGCAGATTTTGGTCCAAAATATATTGCGGCAACAGGTGGTACTGTTACAACATCAGGCGATTACAAAATACATACATTTACAGGAGATGGTAACTTTGTTGTAAGTCAAGCAGCAGCAAACGTTCCAGACGCTGACTCTAAAGTAGATCACTTAATAATTGCAGGTGGTGGAGGAGGAGGCGGTTCAAACTCATCTACAACAGGTGGAGGCGCAGGTGCAGGTGCATATCGTGTTTCTGCTACTCATTATTCAGGACCATCTTTAGCAACAGGTATTTCAGCAGTTCCAGTTTCAGCAACAACATATCCAATCACAATAGGTGGTGGAGGTTCTGGTGGACAAGGTGCAGGTGCAGGTGTTGCTGGTGTTGGTGCAAATTCAGTTTTTAGTACAATAACTTCTTCTGGAGGAGGTAGAGGCGGTTGCGCTCAAAATGTTCCTAATCCAAATGCAGCGTCATCATCACCTAGAGGTGCGACACCAAGTAGAGCACCAGGTAACGGTTCAGGTGGCGGTGGTGCAGGTTCTGCTCCTAACACAGGAGGACAACCAGGTGGTACATACGGTAATGATGGACGACCAGGTATCAATCCAGGTGCAGGTGGCGGAGGCGGCGGTGCCGGCGGTAATGGTAATGATGGAAACGGAGATATTGGTGGCGGCGGCGGTTCAGGTGACGCAAACTCAATTACAGGAAGTCCTGTCTCTAGAGCAAACGGAGGCCCAGCAGCACCACGAGCACCAGGTAGTAACGGTACAAATGCAACTGCTAATACAGGTGCAGGTGGACCATCTGCTCAATACCCTAATAATAATGGGGGTAATGGTGGATCAGGAATTGCGATTATACGATATAAGTATCAAGCATAATTAGTCTTTTTTAAGACTACTATATAATACAAAGGTGATTTAATAATGAATAAAGAAGTGCATATGAATTGGTTGAATTGGGGTCCTTTCGTAGGAAAATTTAATCTCGACAAATCAATAATTAAAAGATTACATAAAGATGGTAAGAAAGAATTACAATCTTATCATAAAAATCTTGCAGGTCATGTAAAAAGACAAGTTGTATTTAATGACGATACAACAGATTGGTTTTATCAACAAGTACAACCAATTCTAGATACATACAGACAAGGTCATTTACAATATCACGGATTAGCAAAAAAAGAAGTAAAAATAGGTTATGAGGATCTATGGATTAACTTTATGCAACCTGGTGATTTTAATCCTGTACACACTCACGCAGGTGATTATTCTTTTGTTGTTTTTGTCGATATACCTAAATCATTAAAAAAAGAACAAGACGCATTTGAAGGAACATCAACCGTGCCCGGTGCTTTACAGTTTGAATATGGCGTTCAAGCTAGACCACCTTGGGCAACAACAGGTCACGCAATAATACCCGAAACAGGACAAATGCTTATGTTTCCTGCTCTCATGCAACATTGGGTAATACCATATAAAACTAATTGTACAAGAGTAACAGTATCAGGTAATTTGCGTATCATGAATAGAGACGAATTACCACCACATTATTTTTAGGAGTATATAATGAATTTTAAAACATTTACAAACGCAAATGAACCTTATGAAGGTAAAAAAATAGCAATAGACATTAATCAAGTACAATCAATATTTGAAGATGTACTAAAAGCAGACGAAGGTAAATACACAACACTTTGGTCACCTGATAATGCATGGACAGTACAAGAAGATTTTGATACAGTTATGAAAATTATAGGAGATATATCATGATCGAAAATACTTTGTTCAATATACCTTATTGGACAATACCAACTCTAAACTTTAAAGAGAAAAAAAAGAAATTACAATCTCTATGTAGAAGACATCCTGAAAAACAAGTAGGTATACAAACTTTTTCTACAAATAGACAAACACCTCGTATTCAATTTAAAGAAGATTTAGTTACTATATTAGAAGAAGAATTAACTATGTTGTCAGAAACTTTAAAAAAAGATATACGAATAGATGACGCATGGTCAGTAAGTTATAAGAAAGGTGAATATCATTCGCCTCATAATCATGGTTCGTTAGGACTATCTGGTATATTATACTTAGATCAACCTAAAGACGCACCTGTGACACACTATATGCAACCGTGGAATGACTATATGACTGATAGAACAGTTTATTTACCTTTACCTATTACAGAAGGTACTATCGTTATTATACCTCAATTTATACAACATTTTAGTTCACCTAACACATCAAAGAAAATTAAAAGAATAATATCTTGGGATTTAAGCCTAGTCTAATATATAAATAGTTTACATGGCTATATCAAAGATAGGTTCAAGAGCAATAATAGACGGTTCAGTTCTTGCGGCAGATTTTGCACCAGGCACAATAACAGGTGCAAAACTAGCAGGTTCTATAGGTAATGATAAACTAGCAAATAGTGCAATCACAATAGGTGGAGAAGCAATATCATTAGGGGGTACTGATAATTCTCTTAATCTTATAGACTGGCAATCAAAAGTAACATCAGACGGTTCAACTGTAACTACTATGGTTGCAGGTCGTGGATATTTCGTAGATAATTCTAGTGCGGCAGGAATAGTAAAATTACCTTCAAGTGCGACAATAGGTCAACAAATTGCAATTAAAGATTATGCTGGTAATTTTGGTACAAACAATTTAACAATTCAAAATAACAGTCACAATATACAAGGTGCGGCTGGTAATATAACTATATCAACAAACAGAGCGTCACTCATATTAGTTTATGTAGATAGTACAAAAGGTTGGTTGTTTTCAGACGAACATAATGTAGGCGATTTACAAACTAAATCATATACATCTGCTACAGGTGGCACAGTCACAACTTCAGGTAACGATAAAATTCATACATTTACAGGTGATGGCACTTTCTCTGTTTCATCAATAGGTAATTCTGTTGGGGGTGGTTCAAAAGTTTCATATCTAGTCGTTGCAGGTGGCGCTGGTGGTGCAGGCGCTGGTGGTGCTGGTGGAGGTGCTGGAGGATTTAGAGAAGGTATAGACTCTCCTGTTTCTTCATACACAACTTCACCTTTAAAAAATCCAGCAGGTTTAACTATATCTGCTTCGCCTGGTTCTTATCCAGTCACAGTAGGTGGTGGTGGTACAGGTGGTGATCCACATCCTTCTCCTGGTTGCAATCAAAAAGGTGACGCAGGTTCAAATTCAGTTTTTAGTACAATCACATCTGCCGGTGGAGGTGGAGGTGGAAGTCAAGGAGACGCTAACCCTACTGCCAGAACAAGCGGTGTTGCTGGTGGTTCAGGTGGTGGTGCAGGACAAAATAGTGGTCCACCTCCAAGAGCAGTCGTAGGTGCAGGTAATACACCACCAGTAAGTCCATCACAAGGCAACCCAGGTGGTCAAGGAAATTATGCAGGCAATACTCCAGGTTCAGGTGGAGGCGGCGGCGCAACTGCTGCTGGTGGTAGTTCATCTGGTGGCGGAAATGCAGGTGCCGGTGGCGCTGGTGCAACAACTCACATTACAGGTTCTCCTGTAGGTTATGCAGGAGGTGGTGGCGGTACAGCATGTGCGATACACGGTCAACCAGCACCAGTTGGAGGTGCCGGTGGTTCAGGTGGCGGCGGTGCTGCTAGAAATGGTAGTAACGGTGCAGGTACAGCAGGCACAACAAACAGAGGTGGAGGCGGCGGTGCCGGTAGTTCACCAGGTTTCTGTGGTGGTAGTTCTAACGCAGGTGGTGCCGGTGGTTCAGGCGTAGTAATTATAAGGTATAAGTATCAAACAGGATAAATAGTAGTATTATGGCAGTAGATCAAATAGGCACAAAAGCATTAGTAGATTGTTCAGTAGCGGCAGCAGATATTGCACCGGGTACTATTACTAGTGCAAAATTAGCGGGTTCAATCGCAAACGCAAAATTATCAAATTCAAGTATAACAGTAAACGGAACATCAGTAGCACTAGGGGCGAGTGGTACTATACCTCCTGTTCAATGGCAATCAGTTGTTGTATCAGACGGAAGTACAGTTACTACAATGGTTGCAGGTAGAGGATATTTTGTTAACAATACAAGTGCGGCAGGTATAGTAAAATTACCAGCTAGTGCAACTGCCGGTGACATTGTTTCAATTAAAGACTATGCAGGTAACTTTGGTACAAACAATCTCACTATTCAAAGAAATTCACATAAAATTCAAGGCAATACAAACGATAGCACAATATCAACTAATCGTGCTTCACTTTCATTAGTTTATGTTGACGCAACAAAAGGTTGGTTATATACCAACGAAAGTAATGTTGTAGATTTAACACCCTTTGTAGCTGCGACTGGTGGAACAGTTACTACTTCAGGTGATTATAAAATTCACACATTTACTGGTGATGGTAACTTTGTTGTTTCAACGGCAGGTTCAGGTGTTAAAGGCGAAGTTTCTTATTTGGTCGTTGCAGGCGCTGGTGGTGGCGGTTCAAATAGTTCTGGACAACAAGCAGGTGGCGGCGGTGCAGGAGGTTATCGTGAAGGAAAACAAACTTGTGGAAGTTATACTGCTTCACCTAAAGCAGCAGCTGCTGGTTTAGCAGTCACAGCACAAACATATCCAGTCACAGTAGGTGCTGGAGGTGCAACAGCGGCTCTTCCTGCTAATGTAGCAGCGGCAAGTGGTTCAAATTCAGTTTTTAGTACAATTACATCTACTGGTGGCGGAGGTGGTGGTTTAGGAAATCCAGGTACTTCTGGACCTGAAGGTGCAATTAGACAAGGTAGAAGTGGTGGTTCTGGCGGCGGTAGTGCAGGTTCAGATGGACCCGCTTTATCAGGTGGCGCAGGAAATACTCCACCAGTCAGTCCTTCACAAGGAAACAATGGTGGCGCAGGTGCTTCTGGTCCTGGTCAAGGAGGTTCTGGTGGCGGTGCTAATGCCGCAGGAGGAACATCCCCAAATAATACTACATTAGAACCAGGAGGTGCAGGTACACCAACACAGATAAATGCAAGTAATGTCACTTATGGTGTTGGAGGTCCTACCGCAGCAAACCAAGATGATGGTTCAACGGGAACTGCTAATAGAGGAAATGGTGGCGGTGGTTCAGCAGGACCTGGTGGTACAGGTGGTGGTGGCGGATCTGGTATTGTGATTATACGATACAAATATCAATAATTAGTCTTTTTTAAGACTACTATATATTAAAAAGGTGATTATACAATGAATTTAAAAAACTATTATTATTATTTTCAATCAGCATTAAGTCCTAGAATATGTGACGAGATCATAAGATATGGTCGATTACATAAACCAGAAATGGCGTTAACTGGCGGTATGCAAAGAGATGAAAAAAATCTAACTAAAAAAGGCAAATTTAAAAAGAAAGCCATTAAACATCTTCATGTAAAAAGAAAATCTGATATTGTTTGGATGAATGATACATGGATTTATAAAGAAATACATCCGTTTATTAGACAAGCAAACAGAGACGCAGGTTGGAATTTTGATTGGGATTTTTCAGAATCTTGTCAATTTACAAAATATGGTCTAAATCAATATTATGGTTGGCATTGTGATAGTTGGGATGTACCTTACAATAAACCTGATAGTCCTAATGAACATGGTAAGATTAGAAAATTATCAGTCACAATATCATTATCTGACCCAAGCGAATATGAAGGTGGTAATTTAGAATTTGATATGAGAAATCAAAAAGATTGGAATAACGCAAAAGAAAAAGCAATATATGAATGTCATGAGATTAGACCTCGTGGTTCTATTATTGTCTTTCCAAGTTTTGTATGGCACAGAGTTAAACCAGTAACAAAAGGAACTAGATATTCATTAGTAATATGGAATCTAGGACAACCTTGGAGATAGGAATTTATTATGCAAGATATATTAGACACACAAAATTATTTCTCTTGTCCTGTTTATTCAATTGAAAAACCTGAGTGGGTTGCAAAGATTGACAAAGCATGTGACAAACACATTAAGGCAGCATACAAGAGAGAAAAACCCAAATTAGATAAAAGAAAAAAAGAATTAGGTACTAAACATTGGAATGCTATAAAAGATCATGGCATGTCTTATCATTCATCAGGTATTGAAACAGATCCTGCTTTAAAAGAGTTTGTTGACTATTGTGGTCAAACGGCATGGAATTTATTAGATGGTCAAGGTTTTAAAATGAGTGACTATCAAATGTTTTTTACAGAATGTTGGGTACAAGAATTTAGTAAACATGGTGGGGGTCATCATAACGCACATATTCATTCAGACAATCACATATCTGGTTTTTATTATCTTAAGTGTAGTAAGAATACATCATTGCCTATTTTTCATGACCCACGACCAGGTGCATTAATGACAGGACTAAAACAAAAAGATAAATTAAAAATATCTTATGCAAGTGATCAAGTGCATTACATACCTAAACCAGGTACATTAATATTTTTTAATTCATATATGCCTCATCAATATTCAGTTCATGATGGTTATGATGATTTTAGATTTATACATTTTAACATACAAGCAGTTCGTAATGAAATAGTACAAGGAGCGAAAGACAATGCCTAAAACAGAATTTGATAAAAACAATTACATAGTGATTAAAAAAGCACTAGACCCAAAAATTGCAGAATTTATTTATAATTATTTTTTAATGAAAAGACAAGTTGCAAGAACAATGTTAGATACAAAATATATTTCACCCTTTGAAGATGGTTGGGGCTCTTGGGCAGATGAACAAGTACCTAATACATATTCACATTATAGTGATATTGCGATGGATACTTTATTATTAAAAACACAACCTATTATGGAAAAACATACAGGCATGAGTTTAATTCCAACTTATTCATATGCTCGTATATACAAAAAAGGTGATGTATTACATAGACACAAAGACAGATATTCATGTGAGATATCAACTACTATGAATTTAGGTGGTGATGATTGGCCTATCTATATTGAACCTAATCCTAAAAAAGGTAAAGCAAAAGATGGTGTATATAAGTCAGATATGACTGATGGTAAGAAAGTAGTTCTTAAATCTGGCGATATGTTAGTTTACAAGGGAAATTTATGTGAACATTGGCGTGAAGCATTTGAAGGAGAAGATTGCGGTCAAGTATTTTTACACTATAATAATGCAAAGACTAAAGGTGCAAAAGATAATATGTATGACGGAAGACCTCATGTAGGATTACCTGCTTGGTTTAAAAAAGCACCTGTTTCTGATTAAGACATATTATATACTAATAACTGTTAAAAATACATAAATAGTTCAACAGGAGATTTAGTATGCCAACAACAACTATTACAACGGCGCCCAACGTTGCTGCTATTGCAAATTTGACAATGGATCAAGGGGCAACTTTTAGCACAGTTATAACTGTATATCAAAATGACAGTATTCTTGACTTAGATGGTTATTCTGTTGCTGCTCAGATAAGAAAATCTTATTCATCTTCTTCATCTACATCATTTACAACAGCAATAGACTCAACTACATCTACTGGTAAAATAACTTTAAGTTTAACATCAACACAAACGGCAGCATTAGAAGAAGGTCGTTATGTTTATGATGTTGAAATAACTGCCTCCGACAGTACAATAACAAGACCAATACAAGGAACAGTCACAGTAAGACCTAATGTGACAAGATAATTATGGCAAAAAAAGATGTTGAAGTTTCATCAGATTTAGGTTCTTTACTTGATCAATTAAGTGAAGTTCGTAAACAAGAAGAAGAAAAGAAACAAAAGAAACTAAAAGAGATAAATCAAGATAGTTCTTTTGCTTCTATGATGGCTGAATTATCAGAGGTTGCAAAAGTAACAAAAGTTAAACCTGTACCGCAACCAGAACCTAAAAAGAAAATACTCAAAGAACCAGAAGTTACAACTAAGGAAGACAAAGTAGGTCTTCTATCTCAACTCTCACAACTTGCAAAAGAAACGAAGAAAGAAGAAAGTTATGAAATCGGGAAAGACTACGCAGACCACACCAAAGAAGTTACGCCAGGTCAAGAAAAACCAAAAAAGAAAAGAGGAAGAAAACGACAATCTGTGGACACCGTGGAACACAGGCAATCCAAAGAAACAGAAACGCCAAAAACGATTTCTCCCATAGTAGATTTAACAACAAAAGAATTAAGTAAAAATGCAGCACTAAAAGAACAACCTGAGTTAAACTCTTTAGATGAAATGAAACAAGAGTTTCAAAAGTTTAAAGATTTAGTTACTCAACAAATGGCAAGTATAGGCGGTGGTGGTGAAGTTAATTTAAGAAAATTAGATGATGTTGACGATAGTTCTAAAGCAAATGGTTTTGCATTAAAGTATAATTCATCTACAGATAAGTTTGACTTTGGTGAAGTCGCAAGTGATTTATCAGCAGTAGATCAAGATATTATACCTGATGGTAATGGTACTAGGAGTTTAGGTAGTGCGTCTAAAAGATTTAAAGAAATTTTCTTAGCAGGTGAAACAATTAACCTTGGTGGTGCTACGATTAGTTCAGACGGTACTGGCACAGTTGCTGTATCAGCGTCAGGTGTAGAATTACCGGCAGGTTCTAAATCTGGTGATAATCAACTTGCCGTTGTATCAACAGGTAGTTCAGGTGCTGCTGGTCAAGTTGCAAGAGTTGTGCCTTTCTTTAGTGCGTCAGGAGGATTATCAACAAAGAATACAGACTTTGAGTTCAATGCGGTTGTTGACGATAAGTTTGTTTTTACAGGAACAAAGAGTTTTACACTAGCAAATGGTAATGCGTTAGCGGATGCTGACCCAACATTATTTCAGTTCTAAATATAACATATGGCAGATAAAAAACCAATCAGAGCAGTCTTTAACGATAGTAACGTAGCAACAGGTCTTGCTGAGTTTCAATCAGGCGATACAGTACCTCTAGCACATGGTGGTATTGGTGCGGCATTATCAATAGGTAGTGCAGGTCAGGTACTAAAAGTAAACTCAGGCGCTAGTGCGTTAGAGTTTGGTAATGTAGAAGCAATCGTAAATATTGACGGTGCAACGAATTTAGAAAGTGCAACATTAGTCGTAGGTGATAAGATATTATTGTCTGATGGTGGTAGTGAAGGTAGAGTTTTACTATCTCAATTAGATACATTATTTTCTGCTACATCTAAAACACTTACTAATAAGACATTAACAAACCCTACTATCACGACACCTCAAATGACAACGCCGTCTATTACGTCAGGCAGTTTAATATTTGAAGGTAGTACAGCAGATAGTTTCGAAACAACTTTAGCAGTCACAGACCCGACAGCAGATAGAACATTAACATTACCTAATGTGACAGGCACAATTGTAACAACTGGTGATACTGGTTCAGTTACAAATACAATGTTAGCTGGTTCAATTACAAATGCTAAATTAGCAGGTTCTATTACAAATGCAAAATTAAGTAATTCATCAATCACAGTTTCAGACGGTTCTAATACAAGTGCTGTATCATTAGGTGGCACATTAACTTTTGCTGGTACAACAAACGAAACAACTGTTGCAGAAAGTTCAGGCACAGTTACAGTAGGTTTAGTAGATAACCCAACGATAGGTGGTAATTTAACAGTCACAGGTAACTTAACTATCAATGGTTCTACAACAACACTATCAACAACTAATTCAACTATTGAAGATAAACTTATAGAATTAGCAACTGGCACAACTGGTACACCATCAGGTGATGTAGGTATTGTTGGTGAAAGAGGTAGTAGTGCAAATGTCTTTATAGGTTTTGACGAAAGTGCTGACGAGTTTACAGTAGGTACAGGTACATTTACTGGTGCAACAACTGGCGACTTAACAATTACAAAAGGTACTTTATCAAGTGCAGGTTTAAGATTATATGATCCATCTGATGGTTCACATTATGTCTCATTAGTATCGCCTAGTATTTCAGGTAATATAAGTTTTGTTTTACCTAATAATGACGGAGACGCAAATCAATTACTTTCAACAGACGGTTCAGGTAACTTATCATTTATATCAGCAACTGCTGCTTCAGGTGCAGGTCTATCAAATGTTTCAGATGATAGTTCGCCAAGTTTAGGCGGTGACTTAGATGTAGAGACAAGTGCTATCGTATCTGCTTCAAATAGAAATATTGCAATCACACCTAACGGTTCAGGTGTTGTAAGATTAGATGGTAACGTAGATATACAAAGTGGTTCTATATCACTTAAAAATAGTGGCTCACAATCAGTCATAGATTTTTATTGTGAAAGTGGTAATGCACACTATGCTCGATTACAAGCACCGGCACACTCAGCATTTTCAGGTAATATAACTTTAACATTACCAGCAACTACTGACACATTAGTAGGTAAAACAACAACTGACACTTTAACAAATAAGACATTAACAAGTCCTACAATTAATTCACCAACAATCAATAGTCCAACTATTGTATTTGAAGGTAGTACGGCAGATAGTTTTGAAACAACAATTGCTGTAACGGATCCTACAGCAGATAGAACAATTACTTTACCTAACGTATCAGGTACAGTTATCACAACAGGTAACTTATCAGAGGTTACATCAGCAGGTATCTTCTCACAAAACATTGTATTTGAAGGTAGTACAGCAAACAGTTTTGAAACAACTCTTGCAATTACAGATCCAACCGCTGATCGTACTGTAACAATACCAAATGCAACTGACACACTAGTAGGTAAAGCAACAACAGATACACTAACAAATAAATCTATTAATATTGCAAACAATACCCTAACAGGTACACTTGCACAATTTAATACAGCAGTTTCAAATGCAACACTAGTATCAACATCAGGCTCAGAAACACTTACAAACAAATCTATTGATTTAGCAAACAACACACTAACAGGTTCAGTATCAGAATTTAATAGTGCATTACAAAGTGATAGTTTTGCAACCCTAGCAGGTTCTAACACATTAACAAATAAAACACTTACAAGTCCTAATATAGGTACTGCTCTTAATTTAATAGAAGACGCAACTATTATATTTGAAGGTGCAACTAACGATAGTTTTGAAACAACTTTAACAGTAGTAGACCCAACAGCAGATAGAACAATATCTTTACCTAATGCAACTGATACATTAGTAGGTAAGGCAACTACTGATACTTTAACAAACAAAAGTATTGATAGTGATAATAATACAATTACAAATATCGTAAATGCAGACATCAAATCTAGTGCCGCAATCGCATTTAGTAAGATGGAAAATCTTACAAATTCAAGAGCATTAGTCTCAGATGGTAGTGGTGATGTATCTGTAAGTGCGGTTACATCTACTGAAATAGGACATTTAGATGGTGTTTCAGATAATATTCAAACACAATTAGACACAAAAGCAACCTCATCCTTTGCAATCGCACAAGCGATAGCATTAGGATAGTATAAATAGTCTAATAAGGACTATAACATGGCACAGAATAACCCGATTACAACAAGAGAAACACTCAAACAGTATGCCCTACGAGCATTGGGTAAACCTGTTATTGAGATAAATGTCGAAGACGATCAAGTAGAAGATAGAATTGACGAGGCATTACAATACTTCGCACAATATCACTATGACGGTACAGAAAGAATGTATCTTAAATATCAAATTACAGCAGATGATATCACAAGAGCAAGATCAGACGAAACATTATCAACCGTAACAGATACAGCAGATAGTACAGTTTCAGCAACTTTCAAAGAAGGTAAAAATTATATACCTATGCCTTCTAATGTTATGTCAGTAATAAAACTATTTCCGTTTACAGATAAGGCTGCATTAAATTTATTTGATGTAAGATATCAGTTAAGATTAAACGACCTGTATGATTTTTCATCTACAAGTATTATACATTATGATATGACATTAAGACATTTAGATTTATTAGATCATATATTAGTAGGTGAAAGACCATTAAGATTTAATCAACATAAAAACAGATTGTACATAGATATGGACTGGCAACATGATGTTAAAGCAGGAGATTTTATTGTAATTGAATGTTATCGTAAGTTAGATGGTTCTACTTTTACAGATGTATTTGATGATATCTTTTTAAAAAAATATCTAATACAACTAGTTAAAAGACAATGGGGTTCAAACCTTATCAAGTTTCAAGGTGTTGCAATGTTAGGCGGTGTGCAAATGAATGGCGAACAAATTTACACACAAGCATTAGATGAGATTACAAAATTAGAAGAACAAATACAACTCTCTTATGAGTTACCACCTAACTATATGGTAGGATAGTGCTATGCGAAATACTTATTTCAGTCATGGTACACATGCAGAAAAAAATCTATACGAAGATTTAATCATAGAACAATTAAAAGTTTTTGGTAATGATGTCTATTATATGCCAAGAGAGAATATATCGCAAGATGATATATTAGGAAACACTACAGATAAATTTACTGACGCATACTCTATTGAAATGTATGTAGAAGATGTAAATGGTTTTGCAGGACAAGGTGACTTAATAGGTAAGTTTGGGCTTGAGATAAGAGACGAATTAACTTTTGTTGTTTCAAGAAGACAATTCGAAATATTAGTAGATAATGATTCCAATACATTGTCAATAAACAGACCTAGAGAAGGTGACATTATATGGATGCCTTTATTCAAAAAGTTTTGGCAAGTAGATTATGTTGAAGATGAGGATCCAATGTATCAGATTAATGATCTGCCTATCTTCAAACTTAAATGTTCTGCTTGGGAATACAGTTCAGAAAGTGTTGATACTGGTGTACTTGATATTGATGAAAAACTAGACGCTATAACACAAGATGTTTTAGAAAATCAAATTACTCTAGAAAGTGGCACAACAAGTTCAGGTGCATTACTATCAGAAAATATCGCAGGTGATGTTAATGCTCTGTTATCAGAAGCAGGTGATACTATCGTTGACGAAACTGATGGTGATAATATGATACTTGAAGATGACCCTAACTATCTAGAATATATAATACTTGAGGATGCCGTAACAGAAAACTTGGCGTCTGATACAAACTACGGTGATAACAAATCGTTTGACACAGCAGCAGGATTAGATGACTTTGATTCAGATAATGATATATTTGATTTCTCAGAAAGAAATCCTTTTGGTGATGTAAGAAAATAGGAGATAAAGAATGTTTAAGGATGCTCAATACCATGAATTGATAAGAAAGACCGTTGTTGCGTTTGGTACTTTATTCAATGATCTATACGTTTATCGTAAAAACAGTTCAGGTAAAACAATACAAAAAATGAAAGTACCTTTGGCGTATGGACCAAAACAAAAGTTCTTAGTAAGAATAGAACAAGACTCAGCACGATCTGCTGACAATCCTGCAGCAACTGCTTTAACTTTACCTAGAATAGGATTTGAAATGACTACACTACAATATGATCCTACAAGAAAGTTAAATAGGATGCAAAAATTTAAAAAAGTAAAAGGTGCAGATAGTAAATCATTACAACATGCTTATATGCCTGTACCGTACAATGTAGGTTTTAGTTTATTTGCAATGGCAAAAAATAGTGAAGACGCATTACAGATTGTCGAACAAATATTACCTACCTTTCAACCAGATTATACAGTTACACTAAATGTAATACCTACTCTTGATATTGTAAGAGACGTACCTATTATATTAAATGATGTATCATATGAAGATACATATGAGGGTACTTTTGTAGAGAGACGTGCTATTATGTACACTCTAAACTTTACAGCAAAGATTTATCTATATGGTCCTGTTACTAATCAAAAGATTATTAAGAGAGTACAAGTTGATCAATATACAGATACAAATACAACTGTAGCAAAAAGAGAACAAAGAATTGTTGTTTCACCTACACCTACAACGGCAGACGCTGATGATAACTTTGGGTTCAATGAAGAACGTTCTTTCTTTCAAGACGCCGCTGAGTATGATCCTGTAACTGGTACTGACAAAGATAGTTAATGAAAAAGGTTGAGGATAAACTCAACGAAATTTTAGATATTACACCTAAAGTTGAAGTTGAAAAAGTATCGCCGGTAATACCTAGGCCTAGAGAAGACCAAGATATTACTAACGACTATAAGTACAGTAGAGAAAATTTGTACAATCTTGTCGAAAGAGGACAAGACGCCATAGACGGTATATTAACACTTGCGAAAGAGACTGAGCATCCTAGAACATATGAAGTCGCAGGTCAATTAATAAAAAACGTAGGTGAAGTCACAGAGAAACTTTTACAGTTACAAGAGAAGATGAAGAAGTTAGGTGAAGAAACTAAAAAAGGTCCTAATAAAGTGGAAAACAATTTGTTTGTAGGTTCAACAGCAGAGTTACAGAAACTAATTAAGAAAAATGGAAAATAAAACTTATCTAGGTAATCCTAATCTAAAGGCAGCAAATCAGAAAACTAAATTTACAAAAAAACAAGTTGAAGAATTTATACGTTGTCAAGATAATCCTGTTTACTTTATAGAAAACTATTTACAGATAGTAACACTTGATCATGGTTTACAACCATTCAAGATGTTTAACTTTCAAAAAGAAATGGTAGATACATTTCATAATAATCGTTTTAGTATTTGTAAACTACCTAGACAGTCAGGCAAATCAACAACAATTATTGCATACTTATTACACTATGCGATATTTAATTCTAACGTTAACATTGCAATACTTGCCAACAAGGCAGCAATTGCTCGTGACTTATTAGGTCGATTACAACTTGCATATGAAAACTTACCTAAGTTTATACAACAAGGTGTTATCAACTGGAATAAAGGTAGTTTAGAATTAGAGAACGGTAGTAGAATACTTGCAGCCGCAACATCATCAAGTGCTGTTCGTGGTGGTTCATATAATATTATATTCTTAGACGAGTTCGCATATGTACCTAATAATATTGCAGAACAATTTTTTAGTTCAGTTTATCCTACTATATCATCAGGTAAAAGTTCTAAGGTAATGATTGTATCTACACCTCATGGTATGAATATGTTTTATAAGTTATGGAATGACGCACAACATAAAAGAAATAGTTACATACCTATTGACGTGCATTGGTCAGAGGTGCCTGGTAGAGATGAGAAATGGAAAGAAGAAACAATAAAGAATACAAGTGAGGCACAGTTTAGAACAGAGTTTGATTGTGAGTTTTTAGGTAGTGTCGATACACTTATTAATAGTTCTAAGTTAAGAGTAATGTCGCACATTAATCCTGAAACATCAAATGCAGGACTAGACATGTATGAAAAACCAAGTAAAGATAAAAGATATGTAATAACAGTTGATGTTGCAAGAGGAACAGTAAATGACAATTCAGCATTTGTTGTTGTTGACGCAACACACATACCATATAAGATTGTAGCAAAGTATAAAAATAATGAAATCAAACCTCTTATTTTTCCTCAGATAATACACAAGATCGCAACAGCTTATAATAATGCAGAAATACTAGTAGAAGTAAATGATATAGGTGGTCAAGTTGCAGATACTTTACAATACGATTTAGAATATGACAATCTTATCATGGTCAATCAACGAGGCAGATCAGGACAAGTCGCAGGTACAGGTTTTAGTGGTAAGAGTTCTCAGTTAGGATTAAGAACAACAAAGGCAGTAAAGAAAATAGGTTGTTCTAATTTAAAAGCAATGATAGAACACGATAAACTAATCATACAAGATTTTGATATCATTGCAGAGTTATCAACTTACATATTAAAGGGTAAAGACAAATACGAAGCAGAAGAAGGTTCTCATGATGATTTAGTGGCATGTTTAGTTATGTTTGCATGGTTATCAAATCAGACTTACTTTAAAGAATTAACAGATCAAGATATACGATCTAGACTTGTAGATGAACAACAGAATATGTTAGAACAAGATATGGCACCTTTTGGATTTATAGAAGATGGATTGCAAAGTGAGGAATCTTATAAAGACCCATACGGAACAACATGGACTCCTATTTCATACAAGAAAGGTTGGTAAAACTTGATTTTCATAAATAGTTTTATAATTTTTAATATTAAAATTTAAACACTCAAAAGGAGAAACAAGATGGCTTTTTTAGTATCACCGGGCGTTCTGGTTACGGAAAAGGATCTCACTAACGTAATACCGGCAGTATCAACTTCAATTGGTGCTATTGGTGTCGTTGCTGAGAAAGGGCCAATGGATGAAATCACTACGATTTCAAGTGAAGACGAATATGTTAGAGTTTTTGGGAAACCAGATGCTAACACTTTCGAATATTTTTTTAGTGCAACCAACTTTTTACAGTACGGAAATGCTCTTCGAGTGGTCAGAGCGGTAACTGGCAATCTTAATGCTGCCTCAGGCGGTACAGGAATACAGATTAAAAACACAACTGATTACTTAGACAATTACGGAACCGGTCAGGCCTCAGTAGGGTCATGGGCGGCAAGAGAAGCAGGAACAGCAGGTAATAACCTGAAAGTCTCTATGTGTACAAACTCAACAGCTTATCAAAGTTTACTAGGCGGTAGTAATTTAGTCAATGACGCAACAGCGGAAATTGGCGATACTACAATAACAGTAGACGCAGGTACAGGTGTACAAGTTGGTGACATATTAGAGTTTGGAGATATAAGTGGTAACTTTACTGCTGCTCCATCAGGCAATTACTACAAAGTAACTGCTATCGCAACACATGTTTTATCAATATCAAGATTTGATCCTGCAACAGGTAAAACTACAACAGGTGGATTAAGACATGCAGTAGCGAACAATGCACATGTTAGAAGACATTGGGAATATTATTTCAATTTTTCTAACGCACCATCAACTACTGATAATGCAGCAGCGGCAGGTGCTTCAAATGACGAATTACACATTGCTGTTATAGATGAAGATGGTGGTATCACAGGTACTGCTGGTTCAATTCTAGAAACATTTGAAGGTGTATCTCAAGCTTCAGACGCAAAAGACGCTTCAGGTAATTCAAACTTTTATGTAGATGTACTGTACAGAGATAGTCAGTTTATTTACTGGATGGATCATGAATCATCTTTAGCAAACGCAGGGTCACCTAAGTTAAATGCAACTACTAAAGCGGCAGTAGCATTTGATAATGAAGGCACTGCTGCTTTAACTGTGTTCAAAGCAAGTCTATCAGGTGGAACAGACGACAACGCTCCAACTTTAGGCGAAATGGCACTTGCATATGACAAGTTCAATGATGTAGAGACTGTTGATATCAATTTCTTAATCGCAGGTCCTTCACAAGGTGGTGGATCAACAGCTGCAGACGCAACTGGAGACACTCACGCAACTAAAGTGATTGACATTGCAGAAGCAAGAAAAGATGTTGTAGCATTTATCTCACCTGCAAGAGCAGACACAGTAAATGTATCAGATCCAATATCACAAACAGCAAACGTAAAAGCATTTGCAGATGGTTTACCATCAAGTTCTTATGCTGTTATCGATAGTGGTTATAAGTATATGTACGACAAATACAATGACGTATATAGATATGTACCATTATGTGGTGACATTGCTGGTCTTTGTGCAAGAACAGACACAGTAGCAGACCCTCACTTCTCACCTGCTGGTTTCAGTAGAGGACAAATTAGAGGCGCTGTTAAACTTGCGTTCAACCCTAACCAGACACAACGAGACGACTTGTATAAAGCAAGAGTAAATCCTGTTGTAACATTCCCTGGTCAAGGTACTGTTCTATTTGGAGATAAGACGGCACAATCAAAACCTAGTGCTTTTGACAGAATTAATGTTAGAAGACTGTTTATCACTATGGAGAAAGCAATATCTACTGCTTCTAAATTTCAACTCTTTGAGTTCAATGATGAATTTACAAGAGCACAATTTAGAAATCTAGTAGAACCTTTCCTAAGAGATATACAAGGTAGAAGAGGTATAACAGACTTCTCAGTTGTTTGTGACGAAACTAATAACACAGGTGAAGTAATTGATAGAAACGAATTTGTTGCAGACATTTTTGTCAAACCAAATCGTTCAATCAACTTCATCAAACTCAACTTCATTGCGACACGTTCAGGCGTAGCGTTTAGTGAAGTTGCAGGCGCATAGAGAGAGGAGATAGAAAATGGCTAATATATCAGATTTCGTATCGAAACTCAAAGGCGGAGGTGCAAGAGCAAACCAGTTTAAGGTAACTTTACCTTTTCCAGGTTTTGCTGCTGTAGGTGGTGAAACAGAAAGCATGGCTTTCTTATGTTCTGCTACTCAACTTCCGGCGTCAACAATAGGTGAAATCACTATTCCTTTCAGAGGTAGAAATATCTATATGGCAGGTGATAGAGAGTTTGCAGAGTGGACAACTACAATCATTAACGATACTGACTTTAGTATCAGAAATGCAATTGAAAGATGGTCAAATGGAATTAACAATCATTCAGACAATGAAGGTTTAGTAAATCCAGTAGATTATCAAGTTGACGCTTTTGTAGATCACTTAGATAGAAACGGAAACACAATCAAGTCTTACACCTTTAGAGGTATGTTCCCTAAATCATTAGACGCAATTGAACTAACTTACGCTCCGGCGACTGAGTTAGAACAGTTCGCATGTACATGGAGATATCAATATTGGGAAAGTAACACTACAACATAAAGTTGAAAAAGGGGGTCTTTCGAGACCCCCTATATAGTATAAAGGAGTAAAAAGTAGTGGCAGAAATATTTGGTTTCGAGATCAAACGTAAGGAACAAAAACCTAACTCACAGTCGTTTACAGCGCCAACGTCAGATGATGGCACGCAAACTATTATGGGTGGTGGTCACTTTGGTACCTACCTTGATATTGAAGGAAAAGTAAATAACGAAGCTGATTTAATTAGAAGATATAGAGAAATCGCAATGCACCCAGAGTGTGATATGGCGATTGAAGATATTATTAATGAGTCAATTGTCGTTGATGACACACAAGAGGTAGTAAAACTATCATTAGATAATGTACCTTTTTCATCACAAATTAAAAAAAGAATAGCAGACGAGTTTAAGAGCATAATAAATTTATTAGAGTTCGAACAAAAAGGTCATGACATATTTCGTAGATGGTATGTAGATGGTCGTATCGTATATCACAAACTTATTGATCCTAAAGATACTAAAAAAGGTATCACAGAATTAAGATATATTGATCCTAGAAAAGTTAAAAAAGTAAGAGCACCTAAATCAAAACCTGGTTCAGAGTTTGCCCCAAAAGAAGTGCAAGGCGGTGTACAAAAACCTGGTGCAATAGAATTTGAAGAATTTTTTATCTACAACGAAAAAGGTGTACAACCGGGTGCAAGTGCAACACAAGGTTTAAAGATAGCAAAAGACGCTATCGCATTTTGTCCTAGTGGTCTTGTAGATCAACAAAGAAATATGATAATGTCTTATTTACATAAGGCAATCAAACCAGTTAATCAGTTGCGAATGATTGAGGATAGTGTTGTTATCTATCGTATATCAAGAGCACCTGAAAGAAGAATTTTTTACATTGATGTAGGTAATCTGCCTAAAGTAAAAGCAGAACAATATCTAAAAGATGTAATGAACAGATATAGAAACAAACTTGTATATGACGCCTCTACTGGTGAAATTAGAGACGACAGAAAATATATGAGTATGTTAGAAGATTTTTGGTTACCTAGACGTGAAGGTGGTCGGGGTACTGAAATAACTACACTACCTGGTGGATCAAATCTAGGTGAGATAGATGATATCAAATACTTTCAAAAGAAATTATTTCAATCATTGAATGTACCTTATTCTAGATTAGATAGTGAAGCAGCAGGTGGATTACAGTTAGGTAGGTCAACTGAGATAAATCGTGACGAATTAAAGTTCACTAAATTTGTTTCAAGATTAAGAAATAGATTTAATACATTATTTCATGACTTACTCAAAACACAACTTATTCTCAAAGGTATTGTAACTATCGAGGATTGGGACAATTCACTAAGTCAATCAATTAAGTATCATTATGTAAATGACGGATATTTCGCAGAGATAAAAGAAAGTGAAATGTTCAAAGAAAGAATGGAAATCTATCGTAACGTAAAAGAAAACGGAATGATGGGAGATGTTTATTCTAAAGACTATGTAATGAAAAGAATACTTAAAATGACTGACGCAGAGTTAGAAGACGAGAAAGATAAAATTAAAAGTGAAATAGCATCTGGCGAGTTGCCAGATCCAAACGCAAAGAAAGATGATGACGGAGGATTTTAATGAGTATTGAGAATACAAAAAATATAATTAACGCTTTAGATAAAGGCGATACAGTAGGGGCAGAGAAAGAGTTCAAAGCCGCTCTATCAGATAAAGTAGGTACTGAGTTAGACGCAAAGCGAAAAGACTTAGCAGGTACTTTTATAACAAAACAAACAGAGGTAGAAACTGATGATAACACTCAATCAACTGAGATTGACGATTAAAGAAAAAGACGAACACAAACGTTCTTTGACTTATAAGAAGTTATCGCCTAGAGTTAAGAAGGCAGTTGATGATGTTTTTGGCATGATGTCAAAGGCACCTCAAAAGGTTTTAACTATGTTTCCTAAGATAATGAAAGACATTGCAAAGAAACATCAGGTACAACCAAAAGACATTGAAACCTATTTCGCAAAAGAAACAGGTCTAACCATATAAAGGAGAGTAAAAATGGCAATAGTAAACGCAAGAAATTTAGTAGATAGTGAATCAAGAACAGTAAGAATGTTTGAGATTAACAATGCTACTAACTCAAACGTAGTATGTGTTGACGCAAGTGCATTAAGAGGGCACTCATCTAACCCAACACTACACATAAGAAGTATTAAATGGAACACAACAGCGGCAACAAGTGACATAGCATTATTATTTGACGCTTCATCAAACGACCATGCTATATCGATACATGGTAGTGGTGAGTATGGGTTTCATGGTAAACAACCATTGATCACAAATCCAGAGAGTTCTGGCGTAACAGGTGATATCTTAATCACTAATGCGAGTGCTGTTACAGGCACAATAATAATTGAAGTAACAAAAGCAAAAGGTTATGACTTCTCAGGACAAACAAGATAATGGCTGATACAGTTACATCACAAACTATAGCAGACGTATCTGGTTCTAAAACCGTTATGAAGTTTACAAACTTCTCAGACGGCACAGGAGAAAGTCTTGTAACGAAGGTAGACGCAAGCGCATTAAATCATGCGTCATCATCTACTAAAATTGCAAGAGTAATTTATAGTATCAACACAACGGATCCTAAGGGGTCCGTTGAAATACTCTTTGACGGTACAACAAATGCGTCAGCATTATTTCTATCAGGTCAAGGAACGATTGATTTACAAACACCGGCGATACAGATAGCAAACAATGCTGGTACGCCAACAGGAGACATATTGTTTTCTACGCACAACTTCGTATCAAATGACAGTTATACTGTGATTTTAGAGGTTAGGTAGATAAATAATTACTAACATAGGGGAAGAAATGAAACTAATAAGAGAAGAAATCAACGATTGCGAATACATTGTTGAGGACAAGGGTGATGGCAGTAAGAAGCACTATATTCGTGGTATCTTTATGCAAGCGAACATCAAAAATAGAAATGGTCGTGTCTATCCCCAAGAAGTTCTTGAAAATGAAGTAAATCGTTATAGAAAAGAATTTATAAATCGTAAGAGAGCATTTGGTGAATTAGGACATCCTGATGGACCAACTGTAAATTTAGAGAGAGTATCACACTTAATCACTAGATTAGAACCTGATAATAAGGGTAACTATATTGGTGAAGCAAAGATTACTGATACGCCTTACGGTAAAATCGTCAAATCATTAATAGATGAAGGCGCACAACTAGGAGTTTCTTCTAGAGGCATGGGTTCTCTGGAGAATAAGGGTGGTACAAACTATGTAAAATCAGACTTTTACTTAGCAACTGCTGCCGATATTGTCGCAGATCCGTCAGCACCTCAAGCATTCGTCAACGGCGTAATGGAAGGTAAAGAGTGGATATGGGACAACGGACTACTTAAAGAAAAGGAAGTATCTGAAATCCAAGAGCAAATCAACCGTGAAACTAGAGAAAGAAATGCTAGAGCAGAAGCAAATGCTTTTGAAAACTTTATGCAAAAACTTACAAAAAGATAAATAGTTTTACGCAAAATTTCTATAGAAATTAGGAGAGATATAACAAATGACAAACGAAATCAAAAACGAGAATGATATCGTTGAAACTCCTCAGGGAGTTGAAGAAGTCGCTAACGCACCTACTAAAGGATCTGGTAAAGCAGAACCTATGGTAAAAGCAGATGGTGAAGTACAAGACGGAGGACCAGCAGTAGTTAGTCCAGACGCTAAGTCTTCATCAACTGATCACGCAAAAAAAGCGAAAAAAGATTCTTCAGCGCCTACGAAAGGTGCCGCTTCACCAGAGCCAATGGCAAAAGTGAAAGAAGAAGCGGAAGACGAGTCAGAACAAGAAATAGTTAAAGAAGCTGAAATGCCTAAAACTAAATCAGGTATGATCCAAGCAATGTATGACAGCATGAACAAAATGAAGAAAGCGGATATCGCTGCTTCATATGGTAAAGTGATGGCTGCAATGAATGGTGAGTCTGATGAAAATGATGATGAAGATCCAGCAGAAGAAAAGAAAGTTAATAAAGAAGCAGTAGAAAATAGAGTAAAATCTATTGATGTTTCTGATGACGTTAACGCTCTTGTATCTGGTGATGACTCATTGTCGGAAGAGTTTAAAACTAAAGCTGCAACAATCTTTGAAGCTGCTGTAAAATCAAAAGTAAAATCTGAAATCGTAAGATTAGAAGGTGAATACGAAAATGAGTTAGCAGAAGCAAAAGAAACTGTGAAAGAAGAATTAACTGTAAAAGTTGATAACTACTTAAACTATGTTGTAGAACAATGGATGACTGATAACGAGCTTGCTATCGAAAAAGGTATCAAGGGCGAAATCGCAGAGGATTTCATTGCAGGTCTTAAAACTCTATTCGAAGATCATTACATTGACGTTCCAGATGAAAAGTATGACGTTCTAGAATCGAAAGAAAAAGAACTAGAAGAAATGAAATCTAAAGTTAATGAAATGACTGAGAAGGCAGTAGCTGACAAAAAGTTAATCGAAGGTTACACTAAAGACGAAATTTTTGAAAGTGCAGTAGACGGCATGGCTGATACTGAAAAAGAAAAAATGAAATCTCTAGTAGAAGATGTAGCATTCGAAGGTGCAGACGCATACTCTAAAAAACTTTCTACAATTAAAGAAAGTTACTTTGGCGTAGCAAAAGAAGCACCAGCGTCAACTGAAAATGTTGACACAATAAAAGATTCCAATGATGGTAACATAGTAGCGGATATGTCTGATAGCATGTCTCGTTATGCGGCTGCAATCAGTAGGGGACAAAGTAGAGACATCTACAACAAACAATAGTAAGAAAAAGGAGAGAATAAACAAATGTTTAATTCACAAAACTTACAGGAAAAATGGCAACCCGTACTTGAGCACGGTGATCTACCAAAAATAGATAACCCTTACAAAAGAGCGGTAACTGCTGTTATTCTTGAAAACCAAGAAAAAGCTGCGAAAGAAGATCAAGCGTTCTTGGGTGAAATTGCAAACGTAACTGGTTCAGCGATAGCTAACTGGGACCCGATTTTAATATCACTCGTAAGAAGAGCAATGCCTAATCTTATCGCATACGACATCTGTGGTGTACAACCAATGACTGGTCCAACTGGTCTTATCTTCGCAATGAAGAGCAGATTTACTTCAAACTCAGGCACAGAAGCGCTATTCAATGAAGCAGATTCAGATTTCTCTGGAACTGGTACTCATAGTGCGACACTAAATCCAGGGTTAATGAACGATACTACAACTAGTGTAACTGCTGGTACTGGTATTGCAACAGCAACTGCTGAAGCAAGTTCATCTTTCGCTGAAATGGCATTTAGTATTGAGAAATCTACTGTTACTGCTAAAACTAGACAGTTAAAAGCAGAATACACAATGGAACTTGCTCAAGACTTAAAAGCTATCCACGGTTTAGACGCTGAAACAGAATTGGCTAACATCCTATCTGCTGAGATCCTTGCAGAGATCAACAGAGAAGTAGTAAGAACAATTTATGAAAAAGCGAAAAAAGGTGCTAACCAAAACACAACTACATCAGGTACTTTTGATTTAGATACAGACTCTAACGGTCGTTGGTCAGTAGAAAAATTCAAAGGTCTTATGTTCCAAGTTGAGAGAGACGCTAACGTAATTGCACAAGAAACAAGAAGAGGAAGAGGTAATATTATTATTTGTTCATCTGACGTTGCTTCAGCACTACAAATGGCGGGTGTATTAGATTACGCTCCTGCTCTTAACAATAGCCTAAACGTTGACGATACTGGTAATACTTTTGCTGGTACTCTAAACGGTAAATACAAAGTTTACATTGATCCATATGCGTCTAACAACACTACGGCTCAATACTTTGTAATTGGTTATAAAGGTACTTCACCTTATGATGCTGGTATGTTCTATTGCCCATACGTTCCACTACAAATGGTGAGAGCGGTTGGTGAGAATACATTCCAACCAAAAATTGGTTTCAAAACTAGATATGGTCTAATTAGAAACCCATTTGCGGAAAGTTCTGCTCAAACTACTGACGTAGGAACAGATCAAGCAAACATTTACTACAGAATGGTAAAAGTTACAAACTTAATGTAATTTCACCTCCATACTGGAGATTTAAAGAGGGGGCGATTATGCCCCCTTTTTTTGGTTATAAATACTAATATGACAGACGCAACATTAGCAGCAAAACAACCAAGTGGAACTGGATTAGATTATGCAGATCCTACGAAGTTTAAATTTCAAACAACTAAATTACCTAGAGTAGAGTTTAACTGTATTCAAGCGAATATACCAGGTATTACTCTTACAGAGATAAATCAACCAACTAGACTTGTAAATCTCAAAATACCAGGTAATGACTTGTCTTTTGAAAATCTGAACATTACATTTATTGTAGATGAAGATTTGACAAACTATCGTAGTGTGCATGATTGGATGGCGGGATTATCACAAACAGATAGTGACGACAAATACAGAGCATTGATTGCTGACGGTGCAGATAGAATGCCTAGATCACAACAAAATAATTCTACCAATGCAGGTAGTGTGACTAGTGCAACACCTGATGGTGCTATATATTCTGATAGTAAGTTAATTATTCTATCAGCAAGAAATACACCTTTAGTAGAGATAACTTTTCAAGATTGTTACCCTCTAAGTTTATCTGCTCTAGAATACAATCAAAATGCCACAGACGTTGAATATTTGCAAGCGACAGTAAGTTTTGGGTATAAGATACACAGTTATACGACCCCATTTTAAACTTACTATATATTAAAAAGGATTAAATAATGACACTTGATGAACTCCAGGCCCAGGCCGAAAAAGATTTGGCAATTGATGATACTGAACTAGACTTAGAAAGTCTAAAGACACCTCAACTACATTCTCAATATCTTAAAACATATTCAACTTATGCCTTAATGATGAAAAAGGCAGAAGGCGACTATTCAAAACTACACATAAAAAAATGGTTATTCTTTACAGGTAAAGCAGACCCACAAGAGTACAAAGACAAAAACTTTGATCTCAAAGTATTACGACAAGATGTTGATAAATTTATTGACGCTGATGATGAGATAATTAAACAAAGACAAAAAGTCGAATATCTAAAACAAATCTGTAGTTATTGTGAACACACACTCAAACAAATAAACAATCGCACATTTCAAATTAAGAACGCCATAGAGTGGAAAAAATTTACTATGGGCAGTATGTAATGGACGAATATAATAAATTTTTACCTAATAAAAACTTTAAAGAAATACAAGACACTTTAATGTCAGCGTATTTTCCGTATTTCAGACAGCCTAGTGTGGGAGTAAAAGATGAAAAAACATTAGGTTGTTTACTTACACATTTATTGGTTGTAAAAAGTAATATAGTTGCTAATGATCAATTAAATCATTTAGTTTTACAACCTATTATTAAGAGATTTAATAAAATATATAAATCAATTAATTTAATACGAGTGAAGGTAAATTTATATCCTTATCAAAATCAACAATTCAAAAGTGCATATCATATTGACCAACACGAAGATCATAAGGTTTGTTTGTTATCAATTAACACAAATAATGGATATACAGAATTTGAAAATGGTGCTATATTTAATGCTGTTGAAAATAATGCATTAATATTTGATGGTAGTTTATCACATAGATCAGTTAGTCAAACAGATCATTCATCAAAAATAAACATTAATATAAACTACGAGGCATTTTAATGATATTCTGTATTGGTAATGGTGAAAGTCGAAAAGACTTTGATTTGTATAATCTAAAACCATTTGGTAAAACATATGGTTGTAACGGATTGTATAGAGATTTTGCACCTGATGTTTTAGTTGCAATGGATTTTAATATATGTCATGAAATATATCGTAGTGGTTATGCATTTGATAATCTTGTATATTTAAAAGAGTGGGAAAAAAATCCTGCTTCTTTATATGATAAGTTATTTCATTCTGAAACAGCAACAAAATTTATAGGTAATGTTGACCCTAAAGAATATACTGACGAGTGGGTTTGGAAAGATGAAAAGAAAAAATTTTTTGTGTGTTGGGCAAATAACGTAGACCTAATTAGAAAGTTTCGTGAAGAAAACAAAGACTGGCATGAAGACGATTTCAAGTTACATTTTGGCGAAGATCAAGAAGGATATAAAATAACATGGACAAAGAAAAAAGACAAAGTAGTAGGATTGGGCAAGTATCAGAAAGAGAAAACAAACGCAGGTGTCTTAATTGCAATGATGGCAGCGGATGTGGACAAAAAAATATATCTGATAGGTTACGATTATCACTCAAAATCAAAACAAGTAAACAACATATACAAGGGAACAAAAGGGTACGTGGGGCCAAAAGCACAAGCGATTGATCCTCAAAATTGGATATATCACACTAAAAGATTATTAAACAAATATGACGAACATGAATTTATACATGTAGGTGAAAACATAGAAGAATTAGACGAAAGAAAAAATTGGACTAATATATCATATGAAGAATTAAATGAGCGAATTAAAAATAACAAAGTATAACGAGTCATACATTAAGTGTACTAGTGAAGACTTAGGTCTGTTACAAGACTTGTCAGAGTTTTTTACCTTTCAAGTACCCGGTGCTTCTTTCATGCCTAGTGTTCGTGCAAAGCGTTGGGACGGTAAGATAAGATTATTTTCAAAAGCAACAGGTAAGTTATATTATGGGTTACTACCCTATGTTGACTATTTTATGCAAAATCGAGGGGGTACAACCATACACGAAGGTGTGGAAAAAACCCCTGGTGCTCTTGCTAGGGATGATTTTTCCAAGTTTGTTGACAAAATTTTAACTAAATCAATGAAAATACGAGATTATCAATTAGACGCATTTACACACGCAATCAATCACAAACGATCAATATTATTATCACCAACTGCTTCAGGTAAGTCATTAATCATTTATTGTATTATTCGAATGATGACAACATTAAAAAAAAGAAGTTTATTGATTGTACCTACAACTTCACTAGTAGAACAAATGTATAAAGACTTTCAGGATTATAGTTGGGATGCAGAAAAATATGTACAACGAAAATATTACGGTTATGAAATAGATGACAGTAAGCCTGTTGTTATATCTACATGGCAATCTCTTGCAACATTTGATAAGAAATACTTTGAACAGTTTGATTGTATTGTAGGTGATGAAGCACACTTATATAAATCTAAAGAATTGCAAAAAATTATGAGTGCTTGTGTCAATGCGAAATATCGTATAGGTACAACAGGTACACTTGATGACAGTAAAGTACACAAACTAGTATTAGAAGGTTTGTTTGGTCCTGTTACAAGTGTTACTACAACAAGAGAATTGATAGATAAAAAACAACTTGCAGATTTAAATATACAATGTCTAATATTAAAGTATGCAAAAGAAGAATGTATCAATGTTAAGGGTTTAACCTATCAAGAAGAAATGGACTATATAGTATCACATCAAAAAAGAAATAACTTCATAAAGAACCTCACAAAAGATCAAACAGGTAATACTTTAGTTTTATTTCAGTATGTAGAGAAACACGGTAAGATTTTACATGATCTCATAGGTGACACACTAGACCCACACACACGAAAGTTATTTTTCGTTTATGGTGGTACAGAAACTAAAGATAGAGAAACAATAAGGAGTATTACAGAAAATGAAAACAACGCAATTATTGTGGCGAGTTACGGAACTTTTTCTACTGGTATTAATATTAGGAATCTTCATAACGTTATATTCGCAAGTCCTACCAAATCTAAAATTCGTATTTTACAGTCTCTTGGCCGTGGGTTGCGTCTTGGTGATAATAAAGTTAAAGCAACTCTTTACGATATTGCTGATGACTTTTCTTATAAAGAAAAAAGAAACTTTACCCTTAATCACTTTATGGAAAGAGTAAATGTATATTCAGAGCAAGAGTTTGATTACGAATTACATCACGTTGACATAGCATAAATATTAGTATGAGCAAAGAAAACATTAAAGAAACAAAGATACAAATACCTTTAACTAAAGTATTGATGTTAGCAAATGGTCAGCAAGTAATTGCTGGTGTTACACATACTGAGGGCTCAACTTTTGTAAGACTTACAGAACCTTATAAAATAAGAATACACGAAAGTGTATTAGGCGATAAGATAGGTTATGTAGAAGAAAAAATGTCTTTGACGCCACTAGTCTTTCAAACAACTGATAAAATATATTCTGTGTTACGATCACATATAATAACTATAGGATCCCCAAATACAAATTTAAGAGAATACTATGATAATGTTAGAATGGGTTTGTTTCCGAGTATGAAAAAAGAATTAGAACCGCTTCAATCAAAAATGTCAATGGATCAACAGTTTGACGAAATGATGGAGAAGATGAATGATGATGACTATTTTGATATGTTAGACTACTTAAAAGGTAACAAAACTAAGCAATAGGTATATACCTTATCAAAGCGGGACATCCGCATTATACTACCTTTGACACAAATTGTCAAGCACTAAATCACTAAAAAATAATAAAAAATAATAATCACAAAATATAGTATATACAGCTTGACAAAAACACTATTTTGTGATAGAATGTGAAACATTATGACTGTACAATTAAAAAGAAAAAAAACAGAACATTATGTAGATAACAAAAAGTTTCTAGAAGAAATGAAAAAGTATCGTAAAAAGGTACTATCTGCTCGTAACAGAAACCATAGAGATCCTAAGATCAATGACTACATAGGCGAATGTTTTTTAAAAATAGCAAATCACTTATCATACAGACCTAACTTTATTAATTACACATATAAAGAGGACATGATATCTGATGGTATCGAAAACTGTTTACAATATGTAGCAAACTTTGATCCTGAAAAATCAAGTAATCCTTTTGCCTACTTTACTCAAATAATATATTACGCTTTTATAAGAAGAATACAGAAAGAAAAAAAACAAACAACAATAAAACAAAAGTTAATTCTTAAAAGTGGATTAGATGAGTTAGTAAGACAAGAAGGTGACAACGAAGAATATCAAAATTCATATGCAGACTTTCTACGAAAGAATATGGTTATTGATGAAGAACCCAAAAAGAAAGAAACAAAACCCAAACCAAAAAAGAGAAAGATTGCTTCTAAACTAGAATACTTTATGTAACTATGAAAATTGCTTTAATTACTGACACACATTTTGGGGCACGAAATGATAATCCTGCTTATGCAAATTATTTTTTTAAGTTCTATGACAATGTGTTTTTTCCATATCTAAAAGAACATAATATTAAAACATGTATTCACTTAGGTGATATTGTCGATAGACGTAAGTTTATTAATTTTAAAACTTCACATGATTTTAGAAATAACTTTATGAAAAGACTATGGGAAGAAAAAATAGACACACACATTATAATAGGTAATCACGATACTTATTATAAGAACACAAATCAAGTAAATGCTGTTGATGAATTATTAACAACATATGATGGCATAAACGAACCTTTTATCTATTCTGATCCTAAAGTTGTTGAGATAGGTGGCATGAGAATGCTATTCTTACCTTGGGTCAACTCTAGTAACGAAGAAAAAACTAGAATGATGTTAGAACAAGAAAGTGCTGACATTGTATTAGGTCATTTAGAAATTAAAGGTTTTGAAATGCACAACAATATGAAATCTATAACAGGTCTTGAAAAGAAACTATTTCGTAGATTTGAAAAAGTATTATCAGGTCACTTTCATAAAAAGTCTGATGACGGTCAAATATATTATCTAGGCTGTCCTTACGAGTTTATGTGGAATGATTATAACTGTCAAAAAGGTTTTCATATACTTGATACTGAAACAAGAGAAATAGAAAGAATAGTTAATCCTTATACTATACACGAAAAGATATATTATAATGATGAAGAAAACAATTACAAAGATTTTGATTATAGTAAGTATGAAGACAAATTTATTAAACTAATTGTAGAAAAGAAAAAAGATTATTACTTGTTTGATAAGTTTGTTGATGGTTTCTATAAAAAAACAAAAGTACATGATATAAAAATTATAGAAGACTATTCAGACCTTGACGCTTCTACTGTGGCAGATGATATCGCAGAGAGAAGTGAAGACACACCTACTTTGTTAGATAATTATGTCAACGAATTAGAAACAGACTTAAACAAAGATAAACTAAAAACTCTTATGAGAACTTTATATACTGAAGCAGGAGACATGGAAATATGATATCTCTTCCTAATAAAAAATATGATATAATATATGCAGACCCACCATGGTCATTTAAAAATTATAGTAAAAAAGGTGAAGAAAAAAATGCTAATCAACATTATAATTGTATGTCAATAAAAGATATTTGTAATTTACCAGTAAAAGACATATCAAAAGACGACAGCATTTTGTTTATGTGGGTAACAGACCCTTTGCTAGAAAAGGCATTTGAAGTTATAAAGGCTTGGAATTTTGTTTATAAAACAGTTGCTTTTACTTGGGCAAAATCTAATAAAAATAAATTAGGAATGTTTACTGGTCTAGGATACTGGACTAGAGGTAATCCTGAGATGTGTTTACTTGCAACAAAAGGTAAACCTAAAAGAGTTAGTAAATCTGTAGCACAATTAGTTATAGACGAAAGACGAGAACATAGTAGAAAACCAGACAGGATTAGGCACGATATAGTTAATTTATGTGGTGACTTACCACGCATTGAATTATTTGCAAGACAAGAGTGGTTAGGTTGGGATAATTGGGGTAATGAATTATGATAATATTTGAAAAGATAAGATGGAAAAACTTTCTATCATCTGGTAACTCATTTTTAGAAACTAACCTAAACAGTAACCCTACAACATTGATTGTAGGTCATAACGGCGCAGGTAAGTCAACAATACTAGACGCATTGTGTTTTGCTTTGTTTGGTAAACCTTTTAGAGAAATAAAGAAAGAACAATTAATCAATAGTATTAATCTAGGTGGCACAGAGGTTGAGTTAGAGTTTAGTATATCGTCAAATCGTTATAAAATAAAACGAGGTATCAAACCTAGTATATTTGAAGTATATCAAAATGACGAGTTAATAAATCAAACATCTACAGTTGCAGATTATCAAAAACAACTAGAACATCAAATACTTAAATTTAATTATAGAACATTTACACAAGTGGTAATATTAGGTAGTAGTACCTTTGTACCATTTATGGAATTAAAAGCACCACATAGACGAGAGGTAATAGAAGACATACTTGATATTAAGATATTCTCAATAATGAATATGTTAACAAAGATAAGACTAAAAGAAATAGACGAACAAGTAAAAGATATTGATAGAGACATTACGATATTAGAGAACAATGTACAAAACCAAAAAAATTATATAGAAAAATTAGATATACAGGTCGAAGAAACAATCAACAACGAAAAAGAAAAGATACAACAAAATACAAATGCAATAGACAAATACAATACACATATCGCAGGCCTAGAAAACGAAATAAACAAATTAAAAGAAACAATAAATGATACACAAACAGTTGTAACGAAAGCAGAAAAGATATCTAGTTTTCAGGCACAGTTTCAAAGTAAATTAAAAGAGTGTACTAAACACAAAAATTTCTATGAAGAAAATGATAACTGTCCTACATGTAAACAATTATTATCAAACAAACAAGAATTGATTGCTGAAAACAATAAAGAGTTTATGAAATGGAATCAGGCAATAGAAGATAGTAATATTGAATTAACAAAATTACAAACAAGATTGCAAAAAATAAAATCTACAGAAGCAGAAATAAGAACTACAGAGATTGACATTGCAAAGTTTGGGCAGTCAAAAACTGAGTTACACAATATTAACACAAAATTGACACATAACATTGAAACGATATCTCAACAATCTAGTAACACAGGAGAAGCGAAAGGTAAACTAACTGAAATGGAAAATAACTTAGATGAAAAACAAACCACTAAGTTAAAGAAAATAGAAGAACATGATTATTTACAAGCCGCAAAACAAATGTTGTTAGATACAGGTATCAAAACAAAAATTATTAAACAATACTTACCTGTTATCAATCAGTTAATAAACAAGTATCTTGCAAGTATGGACTTCTTTGTAAACTTTAGATTAGATGGTGAGTTCAAAGAAACAATTAAATCAAGATATCGTGATGAGTTTTCTTATACATCATTTAGTGAAGGTGAGAAGATGAGAATAAATCTTGCATTACTATTTACATGGCGTGCTATTGCAAAGATGAAAAACAGTATATCATGTAATCTATTAATGTTAGATGAGATATTTGATAGTAGTCTTGACGGTCAAGGCACAGACGACTTTTTGAAAATCCTAAATACATTAGACAATGAAAATGTCTTTATCATATCACACAAAACAGATATGATTGCCGACAAATTTACAAATGTTATTAAGTATGAAAAAGTAGGAAACTTTACAAAGGTGGTAGAATGAGTAAATTTAAAGACGAGAAATCTGAAATACTGACAATCTTTATGGAAGAATGTTCAGAGGCAATACAAGAAGCAAGCAAGATGTTACGATTTGATAATAATCCTACAGAATTAGAAAGAGAGATAGGTGACTTGTTTGCTATGATACAGATAATGAAAGAACGAAACTGGATTAATTATGAAGTTATGACAAATTATGCAAAGAAGAAAAGAGAGAAACTGAAAGAATGGTCAGATTTAACTAACTTATGATATACGTTGAAGATTGTTTAAACACACTAGATCGTAAATTGTATTATGATTATGTTGTATGTTCACCACCTGACTTTGATGAGTTAGACAAGGCAATAGATTTTTCATATGCAGACTTTATTACATCATGGGCTACAAAATTAGAACCTGCTAATAACTTTGTTTCTATATGCATTAGTGATAGAAAGAGTGGCGGTCAAATAGTATCTAAACATAGTATTGTGATTGAAGTATTTAAAACACTAGGTTACATTTTACACTCACATAAGATTTGGGTAAAAGGTACAGGTGTTAATGATTATAGAATGAACTATCAACATGTAATGACATTTAGTAGAAAAGGTCAAAAGAGAAAACCTATTGCAGACTTTAAACCTGATGTGTTCATTGTTAATTCTAGTAAATATAAAAATTATGGTTATGGCATGCCAGTAAGAGTAATAGAATTACTAATACAAAACTACACAGATAAAGATAATATAGTTTATGATCCTTTCATGGGTTCTGGTACAACAGCTCTTGCCGCTATTAATACTAAGAGACAATGGATAGGTTCAGAGATAAATCAAGAATATGCAGATTTAACAAAAGAGAGAACGCAATGAGTGAAGTGATTGAACAAATAAAAGATAGAGGTTTTCCATACTATCCTGAAGATAGTAAATGGCGTAATCATAAGTTTGATGGTCTATTATCTTTTGATAGAACTAATTTAGTAGATAGAAAAAACAAAGTTATAGGACAATCTGCTCATGGTCTTAATCTTGCATGGTCTTATATGAAGCATTCTTGGGGCATCAAATGTGGTAAAATGAAAACACCTATGGAAATATGGAATGATGAAGAACATCTTGAAAAGGGTATTAACAAAATATTAAATGGTGTATTCTTTACACAAAAACCATTACACAAAATAACAGATAGTGATTTACGGTCTATGTTAAGAAGGTATACAGGTACACAAATGGTATCTAACTTTAGACCTACAGCGGCAGCCGCTATGTATGATATCTTTGTAGATAAAGATAGTATTATTGAAGGAACAGAGGCAGGTACTGTATGGGATCCTAGTATGGGTTATGGTGGTAGATTATTAGGTGCTATCGCTGCTGGTGTCAATTATATAGGCACAGACCCTTGTATCCCAACGTACAGAGGGTTAGAACAGATAAGAGATACTTATGGTCATAAAGATAAGAAATACGAATTATTGCGTCAAGGTAGTGAGACTTACATACCTGAAGATGAGAGTTTAGATTTTGTCTTTACAAGTCCACCTTATTTTGGGTGGGAAGCGTATGGTGATGAGCCTGAACAATCTAGTATTAAGTTTGATACAAGTTATATGTGGCGTGAGGGTTTTTTAAAAAAGACTATTGCAAATGCACATAAAGGGTTAAAGACAGGCAAATACCTTGCACTAAATGTAGCAAATACAAAACAATATAAGACCTTTGAGGAAGACACAGTATCATTAGCAAAAGAAGTAGGATTTAGACATGTAGATACCTGGTGGTTATCTTTATCAACACAGCAAGGTAAATCAACGGTAAACACATTAGATGGTACAGAGAGTGAAAAGAAACAAAAACAAAAGTATATTGGTGAATTTATACGACCTGACCTGCCAGGACGCAAATTTGAACCCACTTTTATCTTCGAAAAGTGAGAACAAAGTAAGAACATTAGTGTGTCAACCTGACGCACCTATCTTAAATCGTTGAAAAATAACGATTTTAATTTCAATTATTTCGAAAATAATGCTTGATTTATTGCTCGTTTTAGTGTAGCATAGTCTAATAATTGAGGTTACATATGATTAGTAAAGAACAAAAAACAAACTTAGCAAAACTACTTGCAACAGAAAACATTACTGTTGAACATAAAAAAGTAGAGACTGCTTATTTCATTCCTAAAACTAGAATTTTATGCCTTCCTTTATGGGAAGATATGTCTAATGATTTATATGACTTATTAGTTGGGCATGAAGTTGGTCACGCACTTTATACACCAACTGACGAAAACGAATTTAAAAAACACAAAGGTATTCCACATTCTTATTTTAATGTTATCGAAGACATTCGTATTGATAAGAAAATGAAAATTAAATATCCTGGTTTAAGAAGATCATACTATAGAGGTTATAATGAACTGATTGAAAATGATTTCTTTAGAACTAAAGATATTAATATTGACGGTCTTAGATTTATTGATAGACTTAATATGTTCTCTAAATCCGGTCAAAGAGAAATTATAGAATTTAATGATATCGAACAAGAATTTATTACTAGATCAGATAAACTTGAAACATGGGATGATGTAGTAAAACTTACTAAAGATATTTTTGCCTATTCACAAGAAGAACAATTTGACGAAGACGAACAAGAACAATTAGCAATGTCAAAATCTATGACATCTGATATACAAGAAGGCGAAGACGACTCTGAACAAGAACAAGAAGGAGATAGTAATGAGCAACAAGAGCAAGATCAGGAAACTTCTTCCTCATCTGGATCTGATACTGATAAACCCGAAGAAGAACAATCAAACAATTCTTCAAACAAACAAGAAGAAAAAAAAGAAGAACAAGAAAAAGTAAAAAGTGAATCTTCTTCTAATCAAGAAGCCGGTTATAATCCTTCTGCTAATGAGTCGTTTACTGATAAAAACTTTTCAGAAACATCTAAAAAACTTTCTAATACATCTAAAGATATTTCTGATAATCATTATGTAACTTTACCAAAAAGAGTTGATAATGTAGTTACTGTAAAAGAAATTGCAAAAGATATCGACAAATATAATTCTAGATATCCTATGTCTTTGAGATTATCAAAATTTAAACAGTTTAAAAAAGATCAAATGAGAACTGTTAACTATATGGTCAAAGAATTTGAAATGAAGAAGTCAGCAGACGCTTATACTAGAACTAGAAGTGCTAGAACTGGTATGATTAATACTAACTCTTTACATTCTTACAAATATAATGATGATATATTTAAAAGAATTAATATTGAACCCGGTGCAAAAAATCACGGTATGATTATGATTATAGATTGGTCAGGTAGTATGCATGATAAAATGTATAACACTATAATACAAACCATGAACTTAGTTATGTTCTGTAAAGCAGTTAATATACCTTTTGAAGTATATGCCTTTTCTGATATTGCAAAACAATATTTTCAAAATGATGAAGACTATGACGGTTTCAGTAGAAGGTATAAAAACTTACCTGTTATCTTAGATAAACCAAACCAGATAGTTATGGAAAACTGTTCAATGTTACAATTCGTAACCTCTGATCTGAGAACTAATGAGTATAACGAAGCAATGTCTAACTTACTTGCTGTTGCTAATTATTATAAAGTAGGTAGTAGATCATCAAGATATCTAAGTTATAGTAATGACGAACCGTATTTTGATGTTGGGCATACTTTAAGATTAGGTGGCACACCTCTTGATAGTGGTATTTTATCTACTATTGAGATTGCTAATAAGTTTCAAAAAAAGAATAAGATACAAAAACTTAATACTGTATTCTTAACTGATGGTTGTGGTCACACTACAAGCAACTATACTACTTTTAATGATAAAGGTGATATAGCAGTTACACATTTAAACAATCAAAAATTCAAAATCAAAGATGGTAGTTATACTATTGATTATGGTTCTGATAGTTACGGTCAAAGTCACTTTATTACATATCACAAACCTATGTTAGAGTATTACAAACACAAAACCGGTTCTACTGTTATTGGTTATTATATCGCTGGTAGAAATTTAAAGTATTGGGATATTAATACATTTACTGGTAAGAGTAATTATCAAGTGTTTGAGGATGCAAAATCTGAAATGAGAAAAAATAAATGTGTTACTATGAAAAACAATGGCTATGATGAGTTGTTTATCATAACACAAAACAACTTAAAGATAGAAGACGAAGAGGTTAAAATTACAACTGATATGACTACTGCTAAAATGAAATCACAATTTTTGAAAAACTTTAAATCTAAGAGATTATCTAGAGTTTTATTGAACAAATTTGTAGAAAGAGTAGCATGAGACAAGTTGTCGCATGTAAAAAAGTGTGTAAATCGTTGATAAATAACGATTTTAATTTTACGAATATGCTTGACTTTTCACCCGAAATAGTGTAGCATATAGTTATATATTTAAAATGAAAGGTATATATTATGAACTATGATGAATTAAATATGAACCAAAAAGAGTTTGTTGACTTAGCGTACAAACACTTTAATAAAGATCAGTTATCTAGAAATGAGATAAACTCATTTGCTAAGGATAACAATCTTAAATATCCTGAGTGGTTAAAGTCTGATGAGTTTAGACTTGCTCGTGGTGTTTACAAGTTACCTGTTGAAGGTATTGTTAATCCTTCAAAAAATGTGAAACAAAAAGTTTCTAAGAAATCTGATGTTGTTTCAAAACAAATCTCTGTATCACAATCAAGTGCTGATAATTTAGTACCTACAAAAGAACAGACATTTGTACCTTTTGGTAATTACAAAGATATTAAAAATATTATTAAGTCTAATATCTTTTATCCTACTTTTATTACTGGTTTATCTGGTAACGGTAAGACTTTAAATATTATTCAAAGTTGTGCCGAACTTAAAAGAGAACTTATTCGAGTTAACATAACCGTTGAAACTGACGAAGACGATTTACTTGGCGGTTTCAGATTGCAAGATGGTGAAACTGTCTGGCATGATGGTCCTGTTGTTGACGCAATGAAAAGAGGTGCTTTACTTCTTTTAGACGAAATTGATTTAGCGTCAAACAAAATTATGTGTTTACAACCTGTCTTAGAAGGCAACGGTATCTTTCTTAAAAAGATAGGTCAGTTTGTTGAACCTAAAGACGGTTTCAATATTATCGCAACTGCCAATACTAAAGGTAAAGGTAGTGATGACGGTAGATTTATTGGTACTAACATTCTTAACGAAGCGTTTCTTGAAAGATTTCCTGTGACGTTTGAACAAGAATATCCAGCCGCTAAGATCGAACAAAAAATCTTAGACAATGTAATGTCACATTACAGTTTAAAAGATACTGAGTTTACTGGCAACCTTGTTAAGTGGGCAGATGTCATAAGAAGAACTTTCTATGACGGTGGTATTGATGAGATAATTGCTACTAGACGATTAGTACATATCATCAATGCTTATGCAATCTTTAAAAACAAGTTGAAAGCAGTTGAGGTTTGTATCAACAGATTTGATACAGACACTAAAAATAGTTTCCTTGATTTATATACTAAAGTCGATTCCGGCGTTAGTATAGAAGAACTAAATCAAGGATCTTCCAATGATAGTGAGGAGAGTGTTAGTGATAATGCTTAAATCTATCGTTCATAATGTAGACCTCGGGTGGGCAGTTAAATGCCCACCTTCAATAAAAATTAATAATGAGAAGGTGATATCATGGCAGATATAAAACTTAAAAAAATAGAGTATCATTCAGTACATAGTCATTTTACATATGACATACCTGAAGAATCAGTAATTGAAACTTTTGGTTCTGTTCAAAGATTTAATGAAATTATATCACATCTTGGTAATGATTGGCCAGCATCAGAAAAGATTGGCGAACCACCCACAGATGAAGAAGACGATAAACTAATGGACTTTCTATCAGAAATTGATTATGAAAGAGAAGAAGATTGGTTTAGTGATAGAAAAGGTGGTTATGAAATATCTTATGAAATTTTGAAACCTAAAGATAATGAATAAAGTAGAGGTAATATAATGACATTAGAAGTAAAAGTAAGAAATAACAATGTAGAAAAAGCCATCAGGCAACTAAAGAAAAAAGTTATGAAAGATGGTTTATTAAAAGAACTTAAACGAAGACAATTCTATGAGAAACCTTCGTTAAAGAAACAACGTTTGATGAAAGAAAATATTAAACGTGTAAACAAATTAAGACGCCAACAAGAGCGACTTGATAACAGCAACTAAAGAAAGGACCTTATATTATGGGTAGACAAAAACTTGCTAATAGCACTAAATTTCTTAACGCAATGTTAAGAGGTGAAAACGTAACTTGGGCTGACGCTCAGAACAAGTTTAACTTGAAACGACCAAGAGCGGTTGTTGATAAAATCCGTGAGGAAGGACATTGTGTCTATATCAACAAAAACTCAAAAGGTACTTATTACAGAATAGGTACTCCATCTAAAGCGTTAATCGCTGCCGGCTTTGCCGCTTTAGAACCATCAGTTTATGCATAAGCATAAATAGTCATGAGGGCAATTCGTAAGACCTTCGTGAGTGTTGCCTCTCGTATAAGACAACACATTTAGTCTTTTTTTAGGGTTTAGACTTGAAAAAAACAAAACCCTAACTATATAAATAATAGTGTACGCCATAATGGGTACATTTTTAACTTGCTTATAAAGGAGAAACTATGACAAGAAACTTATCTATTTGGAACGATCTAAGACCTTTTACAATAGGGTTTGACGATCTGTTCAATCAGTTTGATCATTATGTAGATAATAGATCAACAACTTTTCCACCATACAATATTGTGAAAGGCAAAGACGATCTCAATTGGACAATTGAAATGGCACTTGCTGGTTATAATAAAAATGATATTGAGGTGAAATATGCTGACAATACTATTACAATCAAGTCAACTCATAAAGATGAGGAAGACAAAGATACAATTCATAGAGGTATTGCTAAAAGACACTTTACAAGATCATTCACAACTGCTGATGATGTTGAAGTAAGAGGTGCTGAAATGAAAGATGGTATGTTATCAATTGCACTAGAGAAAATTTTACCTGAAGGTAAAAAACCTAGAACAATCGATATTGCATAAAAAAAATAGATGGGCGGAGTAATTTCCGCCCTAAATAATAATGTGTTTAAACTTTTTAGATAAACTTTTGAACACGCCTTTTTAACAATTAACAAGGAGATATCATGTTAAGAAATACTATAGTGCCATTGGATCAGGCCGACAATATAGATCCATCAATTATACCAATACCAAATTATTCACACATATCAAAAAACATTAAGGTAGGTAAACCTAAATGGATTGAATTTAATAACATGCACATTGATGATGAAGGCAATGTTACTAGAGATAATGATGGTGGGTATCAATCACACATAACAGACTTAGAGACATCTTTTACAAATGGCGTTAGAACTAACGAAGAAGTTGGTGCTGTTTTAGATAGAGGATCTGGTTATCCAAAAAGATATCAGTTAAAATATTCTTATCATAGAACGGATGCACTTCTAAATTTAGGTAGAAAAGGTCATTGGTATTATGTTATAGATGCTAACGATAGTGAATGGTTAGATATTTGTTCAGTTGAAAACGAACCTAAACCACCTAAACTTGCTAACAAAGAACAAGAGATAGCAACTATTCAAGCAAAACAAATAGATTTAGGTAATCTAGTAAATGATGAGGATAAAATAAAACTAAGACTAAAACAAATATATCCTACTAGACCTAAACCCTCTTTAGATAGAATAGCACAAGCAATCTTTGAAATGAAAAAAACTAAAGTAAGATTTACATATTGGACTAATCCTAAAATAAAAAGATGGAGAGAAGATAACTATTCTGGTTATTTTGAGATTGATGGTAAACTAGATACTAAAGTTAATATGCACGGTTTTACGTCTAAGATTGGCGGTCTTTATAGAACCTTTCATAGAGCAAGAACAAAGTATGCTGAAGCAAAAAGAAAATCTTATGTTTCATGTTTTACAGGTCAAATAACACAAACAGAAACCTTACAAAAACAAAGACAATCAATAATAGACGAATACATTGAGTTGAGAGTTACAGACTATATTGTTTATGGTAAAAATGTTTGTTTTCTAAAACTTAACGGATTTTTTCCACAAGATAAAACAGAAAGCAAGAAAACATTCTTTGACAGTAATATTCAAACTAGAGTTGAAAAACTAGTACAGAAAAAAATTGAAAGTCTATAAAAAATGGGGGCTTGACAAGAGCCCCCTTTTATGATATAATGTGAAACATGTATAAATTTAAAGAGAACATAATACTTGATGATGTGAAAAAGTATATTGATGAAACTTATGGTTCTCATTATGCTAAAACACAAAAACAAGCAACAGAAAT